ACTAAACCATATTTTCGGAGATCACCTGAGAAAAGATGTAGTTCCATAGACTTCTTTTCATCCGTTACCCATATACTTCTGTTACCAAGATAGTATGGACAATTTATGAATTGGTCTAAAAAAATGACAGTTTGGGTAGTCATGGTAAAATCTTTAGGAAACGGTATTTCATACATCTGTAGATCTATTCTTTCAGCAAGAAAATCAAAGCCATCATCAGTAAGACGTAATCCGCCTTGTGTTTTGCCTCTGGTGTTTTGCCACCATAGAGGCATGTACTGCTTTAGTGATGTTTCACTAATAGCAATATCAGCCTGTTTTAGGAAGATCTTAGTGTATGTTTCTTTCCAGTTCATTCATCAGTTACCACTTCTCCACTTGTAAGTTTATACACGGAAAAGTCTTCGCACTTGAACATCTCATTTAACTTCTTAGCTAGATTATGAGCATGGCCTGGATTTGAAAAAGAAACTTTCTTGTATTTAGGTCCGGGGTAATTTGTTAGAGCATTAGAGGTTTTTAAATTAAAAGGAGCACCTTTAAAAAAGACAGCCCATATTGCTTCTGCCTTTAGTATTTGTTCACACTTGTAATTGTTCTTATCAATGTTCTCTAATATTACTGTAGGTTTTGGTCTACTCATATACGTATCCTTCAAATTATATACGTATATATTTATCTCTTTTTAGGTTAAACTATCTGTTTATTTCCATTCAGAACCACCGTCCATTGCTATTGTAACAGTCTCTTCACCAGTTGATTTGTTATCAACAATAAGTTGTTCTAACCTGCCTTGTGTATTAGCAATGACTGTGCTTAAAGAAAACATAAGATTTTTTGCTTCTTGTATATTCATCCTAATTTCTTTATGCTGACCTGAATCAGCAATCTTTACCTGTTGGATAAACTTTTGTATAGGAATAGTATTAATAGCTTCTTTTGTTTGCATTTTTAAGTTCCTCTCTCATTGTAAATTCTGTCTTGAAAGGACCTTTATAATCATAGGTTTCAAGAGTAACAAGTTTAGGACAAAAACTTCTTACCCAACCCTTGTCAAACTTAATGATATAATATCCAGCACAATATAAACTTTTAGACTTTTTACTTTTTGTAAAAAGCGGAAGTTTTTTCTGTACATTATAAATTACATTGTGTGGTTTAGTTGAAGTACTAAATCCGTGTATTTCTTTTGTAACAGAGTCAGCATCTGAAATACTTGTTTTATCCCAGCTTACTCCTCCTATGTAACTGTTGAAACTCTTTGTATCCGAAAAATATTCAGTACCAGTAGCACAACTATACATATATCTTTTATCTTCTTGCTTAGATAATGTGCCTATTCTTTGACCATTGTTTTCTATAATCCAAAATTTATTTTTTAGTATTGGTTTTGCTTTTATCATATTTGCCTCCTATGAGTATTTTGCCTGTAATGGTTCAGCATATTGTTGAACATTATCTGCTATCTTCTGTAGGTCGTGTTTAGCACAGAACTTCATAAGATGTAATCCAACTTGTGATATGCTTTTCGGTTGTTCCATAGCATCTTCTACTACGTCATTTATAATGGATCTAATATTACCAGGCTGTGCTGATAAATCACACAGAACAACATTTCTATTGTAATCATCAAGAACTCTATGTTCTTCTCCTTTGTGATCCATCCAACGTTGTAACATTAGATTATTCCAATTAAATCCTTTACTTTTTCTATCCGCGTATGCTTCTAATAAGCCTACTTTATTTTTTGTACCTTTTGTTCTCACACCAGGATAAGCACTAAACACATTGTCACTTGTGTCACCTCTCATACACTTTTCAAACAATAACCATTCAGGATCTGGAGCAGGCTTTTCTTTACCTGTCTTTTTATCTATCACAGGTAATTTTTTCTTATCATCAAAGTATCCTTCGTGTGTAATAATAGTATTTTGTACGCCATTGTATTGACTTACATTAGGAGCAATAAGTTGTCCAAAGTCACCATCAGTTGATATAATAACATGATTATCATTAGGGTGTGCTTGTATCCAACCTGCTATCAAATCATCTGCTTCTAAAGTAGGGTGATGTAGTACAGAACAATTTGTTTTGTTACTTACAAACTTATTAAACTCATCAAATATTTCCCAGAACACTTTATCTTCTTCTTGTTCTCTTTCTGTCTGTGCCGCACGAGCATCACTTCTATTTCTTTTGTAAGGCTCATAGTAATCCTTACGCCAACTACGACCTTCTAAACAGAAAACAACATGAGCACCTTCAAAGTCCTGATATGCTTTACGTATACCACCTAACGTGATATGTAATGCCATACCAATTTTAGTTTCTAAGTCTCCACGTATTACGTGTCTAGCTCGAAAAAATGTATTTGCTGTATCTACTAATATGTAAGTCATAGTATTACTATACTTTCTATTATGTAATTTGTCAAGAAACTTTTGTTTTCTTTTCATCTATTTTGGTAGTGTCTATAAAACCAGCACCTCTGTCTGGATCTTCGCCACCATCTTCAAGCACTTGTCTAGCAATAGTTTTAAACCAAGCATCAACAATTTCCTCGTTTGATTCCCCTGTATAACCAGCATCAAGTAATTGTTCAATAAATTCATTGTTCCAATCAAGCTCAAAAAACCCATTCTTGATGTTATCTGGATTTACTTTTGTATCCAATACACCAACCCAAGGTTCACCTTTCTTAGATGCTTCTTCTTTTTCCTTGGCTAATACTGCTCTTCTTTCTTCTTCAGCACTGAGAGGTTTTTTAACTTCCTCTTTCTTTTTACCAAGACTTTTTATCTTATTAATGATATCTTTCATATCACCTCCTTTACGTTCCAATTGCGTTTCCAAACAAGTATACATGTACTCTTGCCGCTACATTATATCCTCTTTGAAAAGCCATTTTTGCTACATCACCTGCTGTCGCACTCTGTTCTTCTTCTCTGGCTCCTACAGGCATAACCCATATTGGCCAATCAACACCTTGTGCCTTAAATTTTTCTACAACAGATTCCATTTCATCCCATTGTCGTTGTTCAGAACCTACAACAAATTTTAATTGTCCTTTGTTAGAAAGATCAGCATACTCACCTACTACTTCTGGTATAATTGCTTTTTTAGCTTCTTCTCCACTTACAGTAAACAATTTAGGACTACAACTAAAGAACACTTCTTCATCTATTCTTTTTACCCATTCTTTAAATGGATCTCTCAACTTTTGTGTACCGTTAGTTTCAAAAGTCATCGAACTAGGTAAGTTTCCTAATTTTTCAAGTTCTTCATATATACCAACACTTGCTAACTGTCCAGTGATCATCAAAGGCTCACCGCCTGTAAAACATAAATGTTGTCTTTGTTTACTCACAGGATGTAAAAACAAACCTTCTGGATTTGAATCTGTTCTTAGTATATCTACAATTTTGTTCGCCAATACACTAGGAACTTCATGTCCCATAAGATGTTTGTATTTCTTTGCCCAAGTGTAAGAACTATCACAACCTTTTTCCCACACAGGCAAGTCTTCTACTCTTTCTACTTGACTTACATCATAATCTAAAAACGGAAGATCATATGTTTCTGGATTTGTAGGATCTATCTGTCCAAAGCCACTACATTGTAGATTACACAGAAAGAAACGTATCCAAGCAGTTGGCACGCCTGTATAGTGTCCTTCTCCTTGAATAGAGTGAAATATTTCACTGTAATATACTTTCTTTTCTGCTTTGTCCATATCTTAGCTAACCTTAATCGCAATGTAAATACAGAGTGCTATGATAAAAAGTTTACCATAGTCAAGATCAAAATCTGTACCTTCACCGAACTTTTTTCTAAATTCGCTTAACTTCATTACACTATCTCCTCTATTATACCTAATGCTTCTGCTATGACAAATGCTCCACCTGATAACATTATTACAAACCCACTGTCTGCTATAAAGATATCACTGTACATATTTGCCGACCAAAAAACGTAGCCTCCATAGGATAATAATCCACCTGCTACGATTCTAAAAATACTTTTAACTATACTAACTGAAAAATGATTCATGTTATCCTTTCTATTTTCCACAAGCAAATTCTTGTTGTAGTTTAATATTGTCCATAAACTCCTTTTTAGTTCCTGGATCCTCATTAAATGCTCCACGTAGTACAGTAGTCTGTGTTAAACTACTATGAGCACCTATACCTCTATTTTCACAACAACCATGTGTTGCTTGTAAATAGACACCTATGTTAGAACTACCTGTTGCTTTTTGTATTTCATTAGCAATTACATTGTTTAGTTCTTCTTGTAATGTTCCTCTTCTAGCACACCACTGAGCTATTCGTGTATACTTAGAAAGTCCTATTAATGTTTCTGCGGCAATGATTCCTATGTATGCTACACCATTTACAGGTTGATGATGATGCGAACACATACTTTTTATTTCGCTTCGGACAACCAACATTCCTTTGTAACCATCATCTACGTGGTTAGGAAAAGCAGTTGCGTTTGGCATAGGCTCATACCTACCACTCATTATTTCATTGATATACATTTTTGCTAATCGTCTACCAGTGTCTTTACTGTTAGGATCATTATAACGATCAATAATTAAACTGTCTAATACTGTTTCAAACTTTGGAGTAAGTTCTTCAATTAAGGCTTCCTTATCACCCTGTTTTAATACTTCACTAATATTATCACCTGCCCAATACCTGATGTTGGCATCACGCAGTCTTTTAATAATTTCTTCACTTTTATCCAATTTTCATCTCCGATGTTAAGGCA